CTTCTTGCAACGCTATGTGTACAACGTGTATGGCTTGGCCTTCGCGTTGACCAAAGTGTTGGTTGAAGACGGCGACCACATCCGTATCGGTCAGGTCTATGCTCGTCACTTGGCTCAGTCTCTCATCGAGACCAAAGAGACTCTGTGCGCGAACATCCTGAATCGTGCGTTCAACTCCAGCTACCCCGGTGGCGATGGCGTGTCTCTGATCAACACCGCTCACCCCATCGTGAACGGCACGTTCAGCAACCAGTTGGCTACCGCAGCCAACCTGAGCCAGACCAGTCTGGAACAGATGCTGATCCAGATCCGCCAAGCTGTGGACAACAACGGCAAGAAGATTCGTCTGGTGCCCCGCCAATTGGTGGTCGCTCCCGGTAACGTCTTCCAAGCTGAAGTTCTGTTGAAGTCGGTTCTGCGTGCTGGCACGGCAAACAACGACCTGAACCCTGTCAAGTCCATCGGCTTGCTGGACGAAGGCGCTGCCGTTATCAGCCGTTTGACCAGCTCGACCGCATGGTGGGTTCAGACCGACGCTCCCGAGGGCATGAAGCTCTTGATGCGCCGTAAGCTGGAGAAGACCATGGAAGGTGACTTCGAGACTGACTCGATGCGCTACAAGGCTACTGAGCGTTACATCCCCGGATTCACCGATCCTCGCGCGATGTACGGCACGCCCGGCGTGTAAAGTGACAGGGGGGCGGTGCAAACCTCCCCCCTTTTTTGTTTATTAACTCGTCAAACTTTTCAAGGAGAAAGACGATGCCTCAATTTTCCGATGACCTATTTCTAGGCCCAGCCCAAACTTACATGGGTATTGGCCTTCGCCCGTACAGCACGACCTTCACTGGCTCGATGTCTGGTACGACTCTGACCGTTACCGCTCTGCTGTCTGGCTCTCCCATTGTTGTGGGCATGTACGTCGACGGCACCAGCGTAACCGACGGCACCTACATCACTGCTATGGGCACCGGCTCTGGCGGTGTTGGCACGTACACCATCAACCAGTCCGTGAGCGCCGGAAGCACCACGATGACTGCCCACGGCAACGTGGCATTTGATGATCCTGCCCCCATGGATCTCGGTGTTGGCCCCTTGGGTCGCATCTACGTCTGGGACATCGTTCCCCAAGCCTTGGGTGCAAGCAACATTGCTGCAGTTCAGACCACGTCTTCGACCATTGCCCTGACCGCCGGTACTTCTGTGAAGTCCGTGACCACCGCTGCTGGCCAAACCGTGCTGCAACTTGATTGCCCTCGCGCAGTCAGCATTGTCTCCGGCACCGGCACCTTGGTTAACCGTAACGTGACCATCAGCGGTTACGACTACTACGGTCAAGCAATGAGCGAAGTGATCGCCACTGGCACCGTTCAGTCGACCACCGTTCCCGGCAAGAAGGCTTTCTACCAGATCGTCTCCGCGACCATCTCTGGTGCCTTGGGCGCAACCATCGCAATTGGAACCACTGACGTTCTTGGCATCCCAGTCCGCGTGTTCAACGTGGCCTATGTGGCAAGCGTGAAGTCCAACAACACCTTGGCTCAAGATGCTGGAACTTTTGTTGCTGCAGACACTGCCACGGCTACCACCACCACTGGTGACGTTCGTGGCACTTATGTCCCCGCTACTGCATCCAACGGAATTGTCCGTACAGTAATGGGTATTCTGTTGCCTGCCATCGCAGTCGGCCCCAATGCAACTCGCACTGGTGCTCTCGGCGTTACGCAAGCCTAAAAGGAGAACGACATGGGTCAATTCAAACCAATGGTCAAGATGGAGACCACTGAGCCTTCAGTAATCCTGAAGCTCAAAAAAGGCGGCAAGGTGGTCAAGAAGGCTGACGGCGGCATGATGGGTTCGCCCATGAGCGCTGCTGGCGCTATGCCCCCTTCCATGCCCGCTCGTGGCGGTATGCCCGGTGCAATGGCTCCAATGAAGCCTTCGCTGGCCATGCGCCGTCGCGCAATGAAGGGAAGGCCCTCTGGCGCTGGCCCCGCTGGCCCGATTGGCGGCGCAGCTCAGATGCAATCGTCGATGCCTTCGTCCATGCCTGCAGCTCCCGCCATGAAAAAAGGCGGCAAGGCTGAAAATTTGTTCAAAGGTAAAGAGACTTACGCTGAAGAGTTGAGCGAAGCCAAAGCCATCAAATCTGGAAAAATCACCCCTAAGCAGTACGCTAAGGGTGAGGGCAAAGAAATGAAGAAGGCTACCGGCGGCGTGGTGGATGGTCAAGGCGGCTACAAGGCTGGCGGCATCATCAACACCGAAGACCAAGGTGGCGAGTACCGTAACACCAAGATGGACACGGCCAAGCCTGATCGTTCTCCTGCCAGCACTGGCGGCGTGAAAGACGGCAATGGCGGTGGTTACGCTACTGGTGGCGTTGCGAAGGCAAATGGCGGCGGCTACAAAAAAGGTGGTGCCCCAAAAAAAGCCTACGCGGCGGGGGGAACTGTTGATTCAGGTCGTCCCGTCGCGATGCCGCAAGGCAGCAAGCCAGCCCCCAAGCCTGTACGCATCAATGAGCTCACTGGAACGTACAAGACTGGTGGCAAGGTAACTCCTGCCGAAGGTCGCTTGTTGAAAGCATCTGCCGGTGAAAACGCTGCTTCTTTTCGTGCCGCCAAAATGGACACGAACGAGAAGTACGGCCCAGCCAGCAAGATGAAGTTCAAGGAGGGCGGTCTGACCGATCTCTCTAAGGGCGCTTACGACAAGTCCATCGGGCCTGATGAGGACGACATGAAAATGGCTCGTTCGATCCGTGGCTTCCCCGGCAAGGTCTTTAACAAGGTGAAGGACGTGGCCAAAGACCTGTTCTCCTCCGAGCCAAAGTCCGAAGGCGTGACGAAGACCAAGGAATCAGTCACTGTAATGCCCGCCAAAAAGCGCGGCGGCTCAGTGAAGTGCTGAAGTAAGGCGGGGGCTGCGGCCCCTGCTTTTAACTGGAGATTTAGATGTCAACATTGACAAATGTGTTCTCGGCGCACGCTGATGCAACTGGGACAATTTACGACGGTTTTACAAACCTTTGCGGCTACCAAGTGGCCCCCGGCGGAACTGCTGGCGAAATCCAATTTCGTGATGGCGGTGCAAGCGGCCCGATTTTGATGATTGTCCACGTTACTACGAACACGGTCGTGATGTCGACGCTGATTCCCGGCAACGGAATTCGATTCAGCACCAACATCCATGTGACGCTGCCAACAAACGCATCAATTACGATTTTCTGCGGCTGATCATGCCAAGCAAGTCACCTGCCCAACATCGCTTGATGGAGGCCGCTGCCCACACCAAGGGTGGGTTTGGTGGCGTTCCGCAAAAGGTCGGCAAGGAGTTCGTCAAGGCAGACAAAGCCAAGCCCATGAAGACGGGCGGCGTTTCTTTGGCCATCGGCAGGGGTGAGAAGCTACCCGCTGACAAAGGCGCTGGACTGACCGAAAAAGGGCGTGCAAAGTACAATCGAGAGACCGGATCCAAGCTCAAGGCTCCCCAGCCAGAAGGTGGTTCTAGGCGCGATTCGTTCTGCGCTCGTATGGGGCCAGTCGCCGAGAAAAGCGACAAAGGAAGCAGATCCAGAGCCTCAATGCAGCGCTGGAATTGCCCCGGCTGGTAATCTTTAATTCAAGGAAATCAACATGAAAAAAGTGAAAAAAATGGCTGATGGTGGCATTTCCGGTTTGACCGGCATGATTAAAGAAGGTGGCGGCAACCCAATGGCACCAATGCCTGTAATGCCCGGCGGCGGCGGCGGTGGCGGTGGCGGTGGCGGTAGTGCAATGGACGGTTTAGGAACCGTTAATCAAGGGGCTTCGGCTATTGGTAGCGCTCTTGGTCGCGCATCTGAGGCTATTGGCGGTGGTGGCGGCGGCGGCGGATATAACCCCGGTAACCAGCCAGAGTACATGTACAAGAAGGGCGGCAAGGTCACAACGACCCGTCGCGTTTCTACTGGCGAGCGCTCGAAGAAATCTTCCAACTGGTAGATCAACATGGCATATTCAGGCTCGGTAGGCACAACCGTTATCACGGTTCAGACGCTGATTGACCACGGCGCACGACGCTGCGGGAAGCTGGCAGAGGAACTCACGTCCGAACAGGTCTTGAGTTCTCGCGAGTCCCTGTTTTTCCTGCTCTCCAACCTGATCAACATCGGGATCCAGTATTGGGCCATCGACAAGAAGGTCTACGGCTTTTCTCCTGACCGCGCAACGTATCTGCTGCCCCTTGGCGGCAATGACGTTCTGAACGCCCTGTACCGATGGATGAACCGCCCAGATGGCTCGTACACCAGCTCTGCCGGTGGAACGCTTGGAAACGTGGCTGATGGCAACGTGGACACGATCTGCACGCAGAATGCGCCCAACGGCAACATCTCGGTCAATTACGGAACCTCCAACCCAGTTTTCATCGGTTCCATCGGCTTCCTGCCCGCAGCCAGCGGGAACTGGTCGATCATCTACGAATACTCGCAGGACGGCTCCACTTGGAGCACCTTGGCTGACCTCGGCACGATTGCCGTGGTGAACAATGAGTGGGTGTGGACTGACATTGCCAATGGCCAGACGGTTCCGTTCTACCGGATCCGGGCCTACAACGGCACGACGCTGAACCTGCGTGAGTGGTACTTGGGCAACAACAGCACCGAGATCACTATGTCCCGCCTGAACCGCGACGACTTCACGAATCTGCCCAACAAGAACTTTACGGCCAACCAGCCATTCCAGTATTGGTTCAACCGCACAATTCCTCAGAGCGAGATTGTGCTCTGGCCAACGCCCCAGAACGCCTTCTACCAGATGACCATTTGGTACTCGCGTCAGATCATGGACGTGGGCGACCTGTACGGCGAGCTGGAAGTTCCACAACGCTGGTACGAGGCCGTGGTCATGATGCTGGCTCACCGGATGAGCTTGGAGCTGCCCGGCGTTGACATGGCCCGCGTCCAGTACCTTGAGACCCAAGCAAGCAAATACCTCGGAATGGCCGAAGAGGAAGAGCGCGACAAGTCACCGATCTACTTCGCGCCTTCAATTTCGTGCTACACAAGGTGAGCCATGGCCATCTTTCTGGACACTGAAGGCTACTCCGACATCGCCATTGCAATCTGTGATAGATGCAAAGTAAAGCGTCCGCACGCTGTGATGCGCAACGATCCAAATTTTCCGGGCCTCAGAGTCTGCAACGAAGGCTGTGCTGATCAGCTTGACCCGTACCGCTTGCCAGCCCGAAAAACCGAACGGATAACGATTCGGTTCCCTCGTCCTGACGCTCCACTCAATGCTGGCGACAACTACTTGGTGACCGGCGGAACCGATGTGTTCCAGATCTCGACCGAAGGCAACACGCAGACGCCAACTTCGACTGGAAACGAGGATACGATTGCCCCGAACCCACCAAGCAACACGAGCACATAATGTCCGCACAAGTAACCATCACCCAATTGCCAGCGGCTGGCCCCATAACGGGGTCTGAGTCGGTTCCCATTGTCCAAAATGGCGTCACGGTGCAGACGACTACGGGTGCGATTGCAGCCGCCCCGTCGCAGACTTACAGCTACCTGACGGTCAGCCAGACGCCTCAGTTGCCCAACAGTCGGTACTTCGGCGTAACCAACGGCCTTACCCTGTCCGATGGCGGTGCACAGGGCCTGTTCAATATCACGACCACAGGCGCTTTGCTCGCATTGGTGAACTCTGGTACTGGGTTCCAAGTTAAAACGTCTCCTACGGCCATTGCGAGCCGTTCTGTGGCCATCGGCGCTGCATCCTCTGCGGGCTTGTCGATTGCCAACGGAAATGGTGTCTCCGGCAACCCAACAATCTCGCTCACTGGCCAGCTTTTGAACTTGGCCAACCTGAGTGCCAATGGGCTGATGACGATCACCACGGCGGGCGCACTTTCGTCCACCGCAATCATTCCCGTGGCCGACCAGACCTCTGTGACCAACGGAGACGGCATTTCTGGCTCTCCCGCCATCGGATTGGCAGACAACCCCACCATTCCGGGCACCGGGGCCGTTTTGATCCCCTCCGGAACGACGGCAGAGCAGCCTGCCGGGGTTGACGGGAAGATTCGGTACAACATCACCGACAGCATTTTTGAGGGTTACTCTGCTGGGCAGTGGCGTCAATTCTCGCTGGCCGGTGGCGTTACTCAGGTGAACACTGGAACCGGCCTGACTGGCGGCCCAATCACAAGCATCGGGACGATCTCAATTGCCAACACCGCCGTATCTGCTGGCTCTTACGGATCCTCGACTGAAGTTGGATCGTTCACGGTCAACGCTCAGGGGCAACTGACTGCCGCAGCTAACGTGCCGATCACCCCCTCGGGCATCGGGGCGGTTGCGTCTGTGTCCGGTACGGCCAACGAGGTGACAGCTACCGGAACCAGCGCAGTGACCATTTCGCTGCCTGCCGCACTGACCTTTACCGGAAAAACGGTGACAGGCGGCGCATTTAACGCTACCTCCATGCAAATTGGCAGCGTGGATGTGGCGACCATATCCGCCTCCCAGACGCTGACCAACAAAACGATCAGCGGATCAAACAACACGCTGTCCAATATCGGAGTTGCTGCTGGTGGAACTGCCATATACAGCTACACCACCGGCGACACCCTATACGCAAGCAATTCATCAACATTGTCTAAACTAGCCCTTGGTTCACAAGGGTATGTTCTGACAGCAAGTCCAACTGGCCCGGTATGGTCAGGCATCAACGGCGGAACTTTCTGAGGCAACATCATGGCTGCAACAAACTACACACCAATCCAGCTTTACAACTCGTCCACGGCTGCCGCAACTCCAAGCGCCGCCAACTTGGCCAATGGCGAGCTGGCCATCAACATTGCTGACGGCAAGCTGTATTACAAGGATTCCGGCGGCGTTGTCAAGCTTCTGGCATCCAACTCAGGAGCTGCAGGAGATGTAGTTGGCCCGGCCTCGGCCACGGCCAACGCCATTGCCCTGTTCAACGGCACCACCGGAAAGCTGATCAAGGACAGCGCCACCCTGCTGCCTTCCGGAGCTTTGGTTGGCACCACCGACACCCAGACCCTGACCAACAAGACCGTTCAAGCCCGCGTAGTGGTCATTGCTGACGCAACGTCCATCACGGTCAATGCCGACACGACGGACATGGCCACTCAGGTGAACACGCAGGCCGTAGGAACTTTGACGGTCAATGCGCCCACAGGAACCCTCGTAAACGGCCAGAAATTCATCCTGCGCCTGCAGAGTACCAACGTGCAGACTTTTGCTTGGAATGCCGTGTTTCAGGGCTCTACGGACATCGGATTGCCCACTGCGTCAAGCGGCGGCACCTTGTACGACTACGTCGGATTTATTTACAACAGCACCTCTGCAAAATGGCAGATGATTGCTAAAGTCTTCGGCTTCTAAGGGACTGACATGATCAAGATCGACTTTGAAATTAACGGCTTCCGTGACGCCCTGCATCTTGCTGACAACCACGGCCTGACTGACGCCGAGATCGAGGCTATGAAGCAGGCGCGGTACGACAAGTGGTACGAGTACGTCACCAACCCGCCCGTAGTCGTGGATGAACCTGTTCAGGAGTAAGCATGGCAAACCGATACTGGGTATCTGGGGGAACAGGTAACTGGAACAGCACAACCAACTGGTCTGCTACCTCTGGTGGCGCTTCTGGCGCGTCTGTGCCGGGATCATCTGACGCTGCACTTTTGAACGCATCTTCTGGCTCTGGCACTGTCACGCTTGACATCAGCCCAACAATTCAGACCCTGACCTGCACGGGCTTCACTGGCACTCTGGCCTTTGGCACCAATACGGTTTCGCTGAACAGCACGGGCACGATATTTACTGGCGCTACGACAATGGCTGTCAGTGGCACGCCTTTGATCATTTGCACCAATAGTAGCGCAACGGCAAGGACAATTACAACAGCCGCAGTTACTGAAGCAAATAGTATTTCTTTTAGGGTCACCGCCGGTACTGGAACAATAGTTTTTAGCGCTGGTTCTTTGAAAAATTTAGATTTTACTGACGGCACGAACCCAACTGGATATGGGGGCGCGCTTGGTTCAACCAGTGTAACCATATACGGAGACCTTAAAGCGTCTACTAACATGACGGTTACCGCTGGCACCGGCACATTAACTTTTGCCGCCACATCAGGCACAAAGACAATCAACACTGCTGGCGTGACCTTTGACCGGCCATTTACCTTCAACGGTGTAGGCGGAACTTTTCAGCTTCAAGCGGCACTGACTTCTGGCTCTACCCGTACCTGCACGCTGACTAACGGAACGTTGGATTTGGCAAGCTATACGCTGACCACTGGATTGTTTAGCTCAAGCAACAGCAATGTCAGGACGCTGGCTTTTGGTACTGGCAAGATTGTGTCTATTGGTGTAAATGTGACGCCATTTACAATTGCTACGGCAACTAACTTAACAGTGTCTGGAACAAATCCTTTGGTGGAAGTTACTGGCGCAGGAACGGTAGGTCAAACCCGATCAATCTCAATGGGTGGCTCGGCAGGAGAATCCAACTCCATTAGCCTTACGGTAAATAATGGCGCAGACACAATAAATTTTACAGGTAGCGGAGGCGCTTTCCGCAACGTAAGTTTTGTGGGGTTTACTGGAACCCTTAGTATTAGCCAAACTCAAACCATTTACGGTAATTGGAATTTTGGTGGTGTTACCGTTACAACAGGCACTGCAAGTTTTACTTTTGCAGCAACCTCTGGAACAAAAACTATTGCGTCTAATGGCGTTACTTTTTCAAATTCTATTACCTTCAACGGTGTAGGCGGCACTTGGTCTTTGTCGGATGCCTTATCTGTTACTGCAACATTGACGCTGACAAATGGCACCCTAACGACTAATGGATATTCTGTTTCTTGTCAGCAGTTTTCGTCTAGTAATACAAACGCCCGCACCTTAAACCTCGGCGCAAGTACCTTTACTCTGAACGGCACTCCTACATGGAACATAGCTGACCCAACTAACATGACGCTGAATGCTGGTACATCTACCATCACATTCTCGCCCACGATTGTTGGCAACGTAGGAATTTCTACCGGGGGATTAACTTACAACAATTTTTCTTTTCCATCAGCGCCTGCTTTTAGTCAAGTTTTTATACTTACAGGTAATTTTACTGCTAACAATTTTACTGTTACAGCGCCATTAAGCAGTATTTACGTAAAAAATTTCTTAATCAGCGCTGGTGCCAATCCAACAATAACTGGAACATTGTCCTTAACAGGAGCTAACGGCAATCAAAGAATTTTATTTAAGTCGTATAACACAACAGTTGTTTCGACTGTAACTGCAAATGCCGTATCGTTAACAGACACAGATTTTCAAAATATTACAGCAGCGGGTGCCTCAATAAATTGGACTGGCACTCGACTTGGAAATCTTGGCGGCAATACAAATATTACATTTGCTGCTGGAAAAAATTGTTATTTCAATTCTCCAGCGGGCGGCAATTGGAGTGACAATGTATGGGCGTCAACCAGCGGTGGCGCAGTTGCCACAACAAATTACCCTCTGGCCCAAGACACGGCAATTTTTGACAATACAGGTATAAATTCTGGTTCAACGGTTTCCATGTACGCTAATGCACCTCAAAGTGCTGGGGCAGTAAATTTTTCTGCATTAACAAATTCAATTACATGGAGCTTTGCTGACGTAAGTGGATTTCTTAATATTTATGGCGACTTAACATTAGCCTCTTTTGTTACCGTTACCGGGACGGCTCCGGGACTGAGGCCTGATGCAACTCGTGGTACATTGAATATTACATCTGCTGGAGCAAGTTTTGGTTCTGTATCTTGCGGAAATCAAACAGCTATAAATAGTGGATATAACGTAAAGTTTTTAGATAACTTTACGACATCTGGGTCATTTTTGCAAAACAATCAGAATTTAGATTTGAACGGCAAAACTTTGACTTGCAACACATTTTCAAGTACATACAGTGCCGGGTTTAATGAAACACGAGTTGTAAATTTTAATGCTGGAAATATTTCCGTTGCAGGAAACGGCACCACGGTATGGTCTTGCGCTGACCTGACTGGCTTTAGCTACACCGGCACACCAACGGTGAACTTCACCTACAGCGGTAGCACTGGTGCTAGGACGTGTCAAAATGGGAACTCAGGAGGAGCAACAGAATTAAATGTTGTTAATTTTAATTGCGTAGCAGGAACTGATTCGTTTACCTTCACCAATTCATCATCTGTTTTGAATCTTAATTACACTGGTTTTAGTGGAATAGGAACCACCATTATCAATGGATTTATTTATGGTAATTTTACGCTTTCCGCAACTCAAACAATTGCAGCTTCTCCAAGCGGAACCACTTTCGCCGCCACCTCTGGCACAAAGACCATCACCACAAATGGTGTAGTGATTGATCGACCATTGACATTTAACGGTGTTGGTGGAACTTGGGCATTGCAAGATGCTTTGACGATGGGGGCAACAAACGGAAACTTGACGTTAACAAATGGAACTTTGAATTCCAATGGTTTTAATGTTGCGGCCCTCAACTTTGCTTTAGGGTCTGGAACAAAAACTCTCACAATGGGCGCAAGCACATGGTCAATTTCTGGTAATTGGGATGCGCTGACCAACGGCACAGGGTTCACTATTAATGCTGGTACGTCCACCATCAACATGAACTCTGCTTCTTCAAAGTCGTTCAGTGGAAACTCAAAGACTTATTACAATCTTAGGCAAACAGGCTTGGGAGCGCTCTCCATTAGCGGATTCAACACCTTCAACATCATCAGCAACACAGTTCAGCCAACCACGATGAGTTTTGAGGCCGCATCCACGCAGACCGTCAACAATTTCAACGTGTCTGGCACGGCTGGAAACCTTGTCACCCTAAACAGCCTGACGCCCGGAACCCGGTGGAATCTCGCCAAAAATACTGGCGGCAAAGTGCTGGTCAGCTATGACTCCATCACGGACTCCGCAGCAACCCCTGCTGGGTATTGGTTCGCTCCAACGTCCCAAGGCAACGTGGACGGCGGCAACAACACTGGCTGGAACTTTGGCACCGCTGGCGGTGCTGGTGGCTTTCTCCCGTTTTTCTAAGAAGAATTTTTATGGAACAAATTCACGAGTTGGCTAACGGAACCGACAAGCGCCTAAGTGTCCACGAGGCGGTTTGTGCTCAACGCTACGAAAACATCCAGACCCGCTTTGACGAAGGATCCAAGCGCATGACCAAAATTGAGTACCTGCTTTATGTGCTCATTGGAGTTGTGCTTCTTGGCCCCGGCGTGGCCGCTGAGTTTTTCAAGAAATTTTTTGGAATTTGACAAAAAATGATTGACCCCATCACGCTGATCGCCACGGCGCGGGCCACGATAGCGGGGGTCAAGCAGGCCATTGCCCTCGGCAAGGACGCCTCGGAGCTGTTTCATCAGTTTTTCGATGCCAAAGACGCGGTCATGAAGGAGAAGGCCAAGCCGACGAAGAAATCCTTCCAGTCGGTAAACTCGCAGGCGATGCAGTTTATTCAGCTTGCCGAGGAGATGCAGCAGGTTGAGGAGCAGATCAAGCTGTCCTTCATGAGGCGCGGCAAAACCAACTTGTGGATGGACTTCCTACGGGAGAGGAACAGGATCGTGGCACAGAACAAAGCAGACGAGATTGAGGCTGACAAAGCCAAGGTGAAGCGCAAGAAGGAAATGGAGGAAACCATTGAAATGGTGCTGCTGATGGTGGCCGCCGCCGGTCTGGTGACCTTGGTGGCTTGGGGCACGATGGAATACGTTGACTTTATGCGGAGATGACATGGATGAACTACTCGGAATTCTTAGGGGACTTGCTCCTGCTGTTGCAACTGCTGTTGGCGGGCCTCTTGGTGGCCTCGCTGTTACCGCCCTTGCTAGTAAGTTTGGCGTGGCTGATGACGTGGCTGCGGTCGCCAAAGCCATTGCAGGAGACCCGGACGCAGCGGCCAAACTGGCTGAGATAGACCTGCGCCAGTTCCAAGCCGAGAGTGATGATCGTGACTCAGCCCGTCAGCGCGAAGCTGCGGTGGCTGCTGCTGGCGGAAGTCATCTGGCCCAACTGGTGGTTCCAATCCTCGCGCTGGGCACCGTAAGCCTAACCTTCGTGTTTATCGGCATCCTGCTGTTCAAGGTGATCGACACCGCGCAACAGCAGTTGGTGATCTTCGCGCTGGGCTACGCTACCGCTGCCGCGCAGCAGGTGCTGTCGTACTACTTCGGCTCCAGCAAGTCCAGTCAGGATAAAACCACCGCAATGCAAAAGGCACTGAAATGACCCAATTGACGCCCCATTTCAGCCTTGAAGAGCTCACCCACACTGACCACCGCACTCTGGACAACACGCCCAATGAAACCGAAAAAGCCAACCTCAAACGCTTGGCTGAGTTTCTGGAGCAGGTCAAGTCTGCCCTCGGAGGTAAGCCCGTCATGGTCAACTCTGCGTTCCGATCTAAGGCGGTCAATGATGCCGTTGGCTCCAAAGACACCTCGCAGCATCGAGTGGGCTGTGCTGCGGATCTCCGTGTTCCCGGAATGACCCCAGATCAGGTAGTGCGTGCTGTTATCGCCGCCAACCTGCCGTTTGACCAAATAATCCGTGAGTTTGACGCTTGGACGCACATCAGCGTACCGAATACCACGGCGCTAAAACCCCGCCGACAGGCTCTGATAATTGACAAAACCGGCACCAAGGCGTTTGCCTAGACTAGGCTTAGACATTAAAATGAACAAAATAAGGGGTGCCGCCAAATGACAGTCGCTGCCGTAATGACGTATGACTCGTTGGTCAACGACATCCAGACTTATCTGGAACGTACTGACGAGAACACGCTTGTAAAAATCCCGCAGTTCATTATGCTGGCGGAGCAAATTATTGCTTCGGAGATCAAGTTCCTTGGAAACCTGACGGTGGCCCAGAGCACGATGGTTCAGGGTGAAAACGTCATTCCCAAGCCAGCCCGGTGGCGCAAAACCGTCTCAATGAACGTGACCGTGGCCGGAAAGCGTCAGCCAGTCCTGATGCGCACCTACGAGTACATCCGCGAATACTGGCCCAGTCCATCGGCAACGGAAGTACCGTTGTATTTCTGCGACTACGACTATCAGCACTGGCTCGTCGGCCCCACCCCGGCAACGAACTACTCCTACGAGGTTCTGTACTACGAGCGTGTGCAGCCGCTGGATTCTGCAAACCAATCCAATTGGTTCACCCAATACGCCCCACAGGCGCTTCTGTACGGCTCTTTGCTGCAGGCAATGCCCTTCCTGAAGAACGACGAGCGTATGGCCATGTGGCAGGCAAACTTTGATCGAATTATTGAAGTCCTGAAGACGGAGAATGCGACTCGCGTTGCTGATCGTCAGGCAATTGCGAGGGATTCCTAATGAGCTTCAACAGTCCGTTCACCGGGCAGGTCATCCAGCCTACCGACGTTTCGTTCCGCAACATTATTCTTGTTGCCGACCAGACTCTTTCTTGGCCAATCAACGGCAGCGCCACAGACAACGCCGCCGCTAGGATCATGGACGTCACCTCGCTGTCAAGCGGGTTGGCGCTGTCAGGCGTAGCTGTTACTGGAACTGCCGGTCAGTGCAGTTGCTCCGCTACGGCGAGTTTGTTCATTGGTCAGGCTGTAATGGTGACCGGCACAAGCTCCGGAAGCTCCACGGGCATTGTTTCTGGCAACACCTACTACATCATTGCCACCAACACCACTACGACGTTCACGTTGTCTGCCACATTGGGCGGCCCGGCCTTGGCCACTACAGCAGGAACGACCACCGGCCTGACGTTCACCTTGGACTCGTTCTCCTTGGCCATGCCCCCGGCAAACCAAGCTTCGGTCGGCATTGATGCCCTGTTCCGGAACATTGGCTCTTACGCTCTCACAGTCACCGACTACGACGGAAATTCGATTGTCTCCATCGCCGCAGGGCAGGCCAAGTACATTTACTTGACCACAAACACGACCACTGCCGGTACATGGGAAGTGATCGCATTTGGCGTCGGAGCTTCCAACGTCGACGCATCCGCCCTCGCTGGATTTGGCCTCAAGGCCATCAGCAGCACGCTGAACTCGGCCCATGCCGTCAGCACGTTCTCATCGAGCTACACCGCCATTGCGACTGACCGAGCTGCGTCTTATGTGTGGACTGGTGGCGCTGGAACGCTGACCCTGACCTCGGCCTCCACCTTGGGCAACGACTGGTTCATGCTGATCCGAAATGGCGGAACCGGAACCCTTGCGGTCACCCCAAGCGGCAGCGATTTGATCAATGGCGCATCCAGCATTTCTCTGCAGCCTGCTGACTCTTGCGTGATCTGCTGCTCCGGAACTGCCTTTTTCACGGTCGGACTGGGCCGAAACACGCAGTTCAACTTTAGCCAGCTCACCAAGGCTGTGACCTCCGGAACGTACACCCTGACGGCCTCAGAAGCCTCAAACACGATCCAGAAGTACACCGGAGTGCTGACTGGCAACGTGACGGTGATTGTTCCCCCGACCGTTCAGGTGTACTACATCACCAACCAGACAGACGGCGGCGGCCCCGGCTACACCGTCACTTTCACCACCAACAGCGGCGGCGCTACAGCTACCGTTCCAGCCAGCCAGCAGGTTATCCTGCTCTGCGACTCGGTCAACTTGCTCAACGCCTCTACGGTGGCTGTGGGTGCAACAACGTTTTCGCTGATCAACGGCACGGCTGGAGCCCCCGCACTTAACTTTGCATCGGAGACTTCAACGGGTATTTACCGGCCCGGATCCGGAGAGTTTGGAATTTCCATCTTGGGTGTCAAGTTGTTTGGCTTGACCGCCGCCGGGCTCAACATTCCGGGGACGGGCAACTTTACCGGGGGTGTTCAGGGCGGGACTTTCTGATGACCACCAAAGTCTTCACCCTCGACACTAAGCCGGGAATCCAGCGCGACGGAACGGTTTTCGACATGAACTTCTACACTGACGGCGAGTGGGTTCGCTTTCAGCGTGGTCGTCCAAGAAAGATTCTGGGCTACCGAGCCATGTCCAACCAGCTTACCGGGCCGTCTCGCGGGATCTGGGTCAACCCACAAAACTCATTCTCTTCAATTTTCAGCGGCTACAACAATGGCTTGCAGGTTCTGACGATCGACAACAACGGCGTCGGCGCTGGCGTGAGCGACTTCACCCTGTCAGGCTTTACCGCTTCGGATTTGAATTTGTGGCAAATGGACGGGTTCTATGACGTTGCAGGAACCGGAGTTCAGGCTCTGGTGGCTCACCCCGGCCAAAACCTCCAGTCGGTCAACAACAGCGTCGATACCCCGATCCTGATTGGAGACATCAACGGCACGACCATGTCTCAGGTCGGCGTATTCACCCTGTCTGCGGTTCTCAACAGCACGGTAAACATGGCCCTCACGTCCGTCAGCACCCTTGTCGGCGCAGGACAGACCATTTCCGGAACTGGAATACCGGCCAGCACCACTGTCGTCTCATCCATTCTCGCAGCTCCAAATCTTGGCTCTGTTGCGGTCACCGGCATTGCCGGGCAGTGCAGTTGCACGGCGACAGACGGACTTTTCATTGGCCAGACGGTCAGAATCTCTGGAGCTTCCACCGGAACGGCAACCGGCCTGACCTCTGGGGTCACCTACTACATCGTCGCAACCAACTACACGACCACCTTCACGCTGTCTACGACTTCAGGCGGTGCCGGTGTGGTCACGACAGCCGGTACAACTGACGGGCTGGTCTTCACCCTTGGCCAGTTCCAGCGAGTCGTAATTTCAAACGCGGCCACGACCACGTCCGCAGCAACCAACGTCACGTTCGACAACAACATCGCCGTATCTGGCGGAATTGTTTCGTTGCACCCGTATCTGTTCGCTTATGGCAACAACGGCTTGATTCGGAACTGTGCTGCTGGCGACACCAACGACTGGGTCTCTGCGGACGCAAATGCGACCAACGTGGCGTCTGGAAAGATCGTCCAAGGCTTACCCGTCAGGGGCGGCTCAAACGCGCCTTCTGGCCTGTTTTGGAGCCTCGACAGCCTGATCCGCGTCTCCTACATCGGCGGATCCGGGACTCCTCCTCAATACTGGCGCTACGACATCATCACCAGCCAGTCTTCCATCCTTTCGAGTCAGTGCGCCATTGAGTACGACGGCGTGTATTACTGGATTGGCGTTGACCGATTCCTCATGTACAGCGGTGTGGTCAAAGAGATCCCCAACAGCATGAACCAGAACTACTTCTTTGACAACCTGAATTACGATCAGCGTCAAAAGGTCTGGGCGACAAAGGTGCCTCGCTACGGCGAGATCTGGTGGTTCTACCCTCGTGGTGATGCCACTGAATGCACCGACGCCATCATCTACAACGTGCGCGAGAACACTTGGTACGATGCCGGGCAGGCCCGTGGAGCTCAGCGCTCTGCCGGATACTTTTCTCAGGTGTTTGCCTACCCAGTCGCCGCAGACTGGCACGCAAGCGTTACCGAATTGGTTTTTACCGGAACTTTCAACGAGCTGACCGGCAGCGCAGTGCTGTACTCGGACACCTACTACCCATCGGCTACGTTGCGGCAGGTTGTTTCCGGATCCGGCATTCCAGTGGGGGCGACGGTTTCTGCGATCACCACCAGCAACATCAAGACGGTTGGCGCGATTACTGGCGGCGCTGGCTACGTCAATGGCACATACACCAACGTGACCCTCACAGGAGGCACGGGAACGGGCGCAAAGGCCACTGTCGTGGTTTCTGGGGGCTCGGTAACCTCCGTGACCGTAACGGCCCGTGGAGCCGCTTATATCGTCGGCAACGCGCTGAGTGCCACGGCGGCCAGCTTGGGAGGTTCGGGAGCTGGATTTTCGATCCCGGTCACCGCGATTTACGCTCAGGCCATTCAGATGTCTTCTGCTGCGACTGGAACCGGATCGGTTTCGGTTTCCTTTTCGACCCCTCCGAATTTGGTTGAAATCTTCCAGCACGAGATTGGCACCGACGAGATCAGCGGTCAGAACGTCAGGGCAATTTCCAGCTACTTTGAGACCAACGACCTTGGCTGGGTCTCCGGAGGCCCGTCTCAGCCCGCTGCCGATGGAACAAACAGGTGGCTGCGGTTGGAGCGGGTGGAGCCTGACTTCATTCAGTCCGGCGAAATGGCCTTGACGGTTATTGGCCCAGCCTTCGCGCAAGGCCCAGATAAAGTGTCAGACCCCTATATTTTTGGGCCAACAACGGGCAAAATCGACATGCGTGAGCAGCGTCGTGAGCTGCGACTTCGTTTCACTTCTGATGTGGCGGGCGGAAATTACCAGCTTGGTAAGGTCTTGCTCAGTGCAGATGTGGGCGATGTGAGGCCGTATGGCTCTTAATCCGGCTCAGATATACGACCCGCGACATCACACATTTGAGTCGTGGGCCTCTCTCATGTGCGAGCTGTACGCGGCTCAGAATCTTGAGATACCGACTGTTTTTACAGACTGGAAGTCATGGGGGAATGGACTCAATGCAATTGACGTGTTTTCAAACGAGGCAACTCCGCGCACCGACCAGTACAACGACTGGCTCAGTTGGGCGGAGGCTATGGTCGCGGCTGTTAACCCGTCAACGCAATCAACGTCTTGAGGTGTCAGCATGGCCGAAATGACCACCCAGAACATCATCAAGAACTGCGATGAGCTAAAGGGCTCGGGTCAAAACTGGAAGGATGTGTACACAAAGATGCACGTCTCCGTCAAGGCCAACAAGTTCCGCATTTTCCGAGCTGGAAACACCCTGTTTTGGGTGAAGCTCCTTGAGCCCGGAACCGGGCAGGTGTTTGCATTTAACGCCGACCCAAAGGAGAAATTCTTTGAGAACGTGCTGCAATTCCTGAAAGCGCTCAAGGCGGTGAAGTACACCGAGATCGCTGCCGTTATGCCAGTCCCCGGCCTTTTCAGGCAGCTACAACGGGCTGGGTACGATGTGGACATAGAGAAAATGCCAAGCACCGAAGGCCCGACAAGCTTCAAGGGCATCATTCATGTCTAAGACAATGCTTGAGATTTTGGCCGGTGACTTGGCCAAGAATTACCCTGAAGAGTCTCAGGACGCAGAGGCTTACCAAGCAAAGCTGCTGCTGGCTGTTGAGCGTGGGAGCAAGCTGTACCGTCAGCATGACACGTTGTTTGTCGTCCACGATGACGAGTGGCACTCGTGCCATGGGGGTTCTGGCGCAGAGTTGCTGGAAGCCTGTATTGCTTTCCTTCAGCAGCTCAAGGACGAAGGTGTAAAGCACATATTTACACGGTACGACAACCATAAAGTTTCATTGCTTGGGGAGCGGTTGCCATTCAAAGCTACGGTAGCTCAGATCAACGAAGGCAAGTACAAAACCTTCAAACTATCCGTGGAGTTGTAATGGGATTTTTTGCACACCTTGACGATGCTTTAGGGCTGTCTTCCGGGGTTACTTCCATAAGTAACGCCCTTGCTGACCTGAACCACGACGTAAATGCCGGACTTGCTGGCCTTGACAGTAGCCTCGGACTGAGCGCAACAGTCACGGGACTGGTCAACAACCCGCTTCCTACGCTGGCCGCTTTTGCAATCACCGCAACGACTGGAATTCCCCCGAGCGTGTCAATGGCCATGGTCAACGTGGCCAACGGCAAAGGCAGCATGGAGGACATCGTCAAGGCGGCAGCAATGTCGTACATCAGCGGGCAAGTCAGCGGAGCTGCTGGAAAGGCTTTCGCTGGAAGCGACTTCGCCACCAATACGCTGTCTCCAGAGATGGCTAAAACGCTCACAACCATTGTGACCAGTGCTTCCGGAGATGCGGCTGTTACGGCCCTTCAGGGACGCCCATTGAACGAGGTTTTGGCCTCCGGAATGAACAGCGCTGTGACTTCTTACGTCACTCAGGGCCTGACAAAGCAGCTTGGCCTGACTGACGCAAAAAGCATACCTCAAGCAGTTGCTCGCGATGCCATCGGCGCTGCAACTTCCGCAATCCTGAGTGGTAAAGATGTTGGCAAGGCCATCACGCAATCAGTAGTTCAGACGGCCCTGTCTCAAGGAATCAAGACTGGCGTCGACTCAATTGTCAGAAACTCCGAGACCATCAAGGGGCTGGTGACGGGCTTCAACGACGCCAAAAGGAGCGCGGAAGATTACTTCAACAAGACTTTGAACCCACAGTACGCGGCAGTTACTTCTGCGCAAACTGCGGCAAGTGAAAGCCGTGCTGCAGTGCAGGGTGTGGCAAAGGACTATCAGACTAAGTACGACGCTTATGTCACTGCAAAATCTGCTGCAGAGTCTTATACACCTCCTCAAGTATTTTTAGGCTACGGGGGATACGATTACGGCGAGGAAATCTGGGGTGATGACCCCAATGCAAAAACTAAGCAGCAAGTCATTAATGAAGTAAATGCAATGATTCCCGGCGTCAATGAGGCCGCCACAAAATTAGAAACCGCCGCAAAAAAAGCAGCCACAGACACCACGACGTACAACAAGGCAGTCGAAACCTATAACCCGCTTGTGAGCGCTTACGAAGGATTGGCAAATTTAGCAAAAAGTGCTTTCACCACTCTGGATGCCAAAAACACAGAGCAGAACACTTTGATTGACAAGGTTGCCAAGGACACGACCGCTTACGAGGCAGAGACGGAAAAGCAGGCTGGAGTTGTGGCCAACGCCCTCGGTGAAGATGCTTTGGCTCAAGCCAAAAAAGTGGCCATTGATGACCCGATTGCTGCAGCGTACAGGGACGCACTAGGCAGGGATGCAAGCGCCTCTGAGATCTCTTCGTGGGCCCAACAGGTGGCATCCAAGGGCATTGACTCGGTTGTCTCTGACATCAACAACAGCCAAGAGGCCGTTACACGCAAAGAGACTGCGCAGGCAAAAGAAGCTTACTCCAGCATTACCGGATCTGAGCCGACTGCAGCAGAAATAGCTGATTTTCGGAAGTCCGGCAACGTGGTTGAGGCGGCTCAAGATGCAGCCATCAACGGCCTTGACTTGCCTGCTGATTACAAGTTTCCCGATCAAGCCAACAAAGTGTCTTTTGGAACTGCATTCGCAGATGCAAGAAAGAGACTTGGCCCCAACGCCACCTTTGAGTGGACAAATCCAGAAACTGGCAAAACAGGCAAATTTACGACTCAAAACGAGGCCGAGGCAATCAAGCCATTCGACGCCACCTCAATGAGCCGCAGCGGCCTTGGAGCCGGTGCAAAAGCCGCTCTCGATGCTGGTAAGACCACTTTCACATGGGCTGACGGCAAGGTGTACAAGGTTCCTGACGCTTATGCGTTCATGCTGGGATCAAATCAATCATCCGCAGAAACAAACCGCCTACTTGAGGGGGCTGTTGTTCCTGCAAAAAGCACGGACAAGGCCAACGATTACTTTGGAAACGAGTTTGTGACCGACCCGATGACAGGGGCAATTGTCTCTGGCAATGGCTGGGCCGCTGGAACCTCCGGAAAGACGTTTGACGCAATCAACACAGCCGCTGGAGGCGCATTGGTGAAGGCTCTGGACGTTGGGTCTGGAATTGTCAAAGGTGGCTCCAATATCGTTGGCCAAGTCGGCACGTTGG